CAATGGATCTCGCCGCTCTCCCCAGTTGTCGGGATTCGCTCTCGCGGCCAGCCATTTCCGGGTGTCGATCCTGAGCTTTCGGACCTGTGCATCGTGAGCGTCGATCGCCCCGTCTGCGATCTCTAGCGTCTCCTCTGCTAACGTGTCAGCCCATCGCCTCCGCGCCTCATAATACTTCTCCTCTCGCCCCTCAACAGACCTCAGCCATTTGTAGAACACGCGCTTACTTACCCCGATCTTCTTGACCAGCGCAGTCATGGTCATGCCGCCAGCGAGCTGATCGAACAAATCCTCTCCACCCTGCTCGTCGATCTTTCTCATTGCCGCCCGCATGATTGGTCTACCGCTCATATCCATCCACTCCCATCTCTCTCAACACGTCTGACACCGCTTCCAGGTCATCGATGACGTAGAACTCATCGTCGTACTCGCGCTCTCTCATTGGCTCTGCAGCGCGTCTCAGGTCGCGCACAGTCTTCGCTGGTTTTGCTGTCGATTTTAACTGTTTCCGTTGTTCACCTTTACGTTTCACATGAAACATTTCCAAGGTGTTGAACGTGTTGTCACAGACTTTACAGCGCCTATCCCTTAAAACGCTCTCAGATCGCCTCTGAGTGTGCGTTACCTCTGACCTACCCTGGCATATTGGACAGTTCATAAAACGTCTCACACGGCCTCTACGCGCGTCTCAGCGCACGTAGCGTCCAGATATCGTCTCACTTGCTCGGCGGCCAGCCCGTTCTTCACCATATCCGAGGTATAACGCAACACGGCATAGCCATGCTCAACGGCCAGGTTGTACTTCTCGCAATCCTTGCGAAAGCCCGCGCCGGTCGTATGTCGCCCACCAGCCCACGTCCCACCCTCGATCTCGCACACCAACGTCGCTTGCGGGATCACAAAGTCGAACCTGAACTTCCGGCCAGGCACCAGCATCTGCTCGCGCTCGTACACCACGCCCAGCGCATCGAGCTGCGCAGCGAACTGCTCTTCGAGCGCGCTAGCCACGCTTGCCCCCAAACGCGAACCGCTTCACCTCTAGGCTCGCCGCCTCGTCGCCCCCGGCTTCGCCGGGCTCCTCGTCGGGCTCGCCGTCATCGATCTCGTAAACATACTCCTCGTTATCGAGTTTGACGGTGAGCGTCATGCCCGCTTCGAAATCTGTCACCTCAATCTTCACTGTTGCCATCGCGCCCTCCTGGCCGGCTTCGCGCAAATCCTAACCGCCCGCCATCGAGTTGCGAAATCCTGCTTCGCGAGCGGCTTCGCCGCCGCCGTCGCGCCCATACCAATATGTATAAATAGACTGGGAGACCCCGTAGGGTCTCCAGTTATATATTTATATATATAGGGCAACTGGAGAACTGGAGAAACCGTTAAAAAACAATGACTTACAGAGACTGGAGAAAAAACAAACTGGAGAACTGGAGAAACTTTGCGGTAAGTCGTTGATTTATAACGATTCTCCAGTCTTTTTCGCCAACTGGAGAACAACTGGAGAACTGGAGAACGCAACTGGTCAAAACTAGCCATTTTGGTGCTCCCAAATGGTCTTTATCCACCACCAAAATTCATCGATGTTGAGCGTATGACGCATGGTATTTACCTGGTTACAGACCAACTGAACGTTGCCCCTAACGTATCCTTCGTTGTGGTTGATGCGGTCAATAGATGCGTTAAATGGCAGCTTTTTCCCGCCCCTTCGATGGTGCGTCATGTTGAGATTCGAGAGCGCGCACTTGCCTTTTTGGGCGTCCCAGATCGATAACAGGTCTTCGTATTCGATCTCCCACTCGAAGTCCTGGGAGCGTCTCTTGCTTCTGAGCTGCCCAAACAGGAGCTTCAAATAGCTCTCGTGGTCGTCGTTGATTCGCTTCTGGCGCATCATTCGCCAGCAAAGCTTGCAGCGCTTGTAGCCCTTTAGCGTGGCTTCACTGGGGTAAAAATCGGCTTCGGGTTTGTCGGTTTTGCATACGTTGCATCTTAAAAGTCCGTCATCCATGAGGGAGCATCTCCTACTTCTATATAACGCCGTACACGGCTCTTTGCGTCTGCTCGCTCCACCACCTTTAATTCCCGGTTGCCAACCCAAGTGTTGATCATCGTCTTTATCTTGCTCTTCACGCTCTCGTCGCGCTCGTCCCAGCCGAGCACCTGCGCCACTGCAAGCCCGACCCAGCTCTTCGAGCGCACGTCCTCGCGCCATTCGCCGTCGCGCACGAGCGTCTGCACGCGCGCCAGATCCTCGGCCGTCACATCCTCAAACGCATCAGGCCATTGCCAGGGCTCCATCACGCCAATTGAGTCCCCGTTCGCGATCTCCACGCTCACCATCTTCCTCCATGAGCTGTCGCGACTCGGAGGTGCCAGGTTGTCTTTGCTGTCGGCTTCGCGCGAGTACTGCCAAAACTCGCGCTCGTCGATCCCGGCAAGCCTCGCTTCCTCTGCCGTCATTCTCTGCAGCCGGCGAACGTGCCGGGCAGCGTCCGTAAGAGCCGAGGCTCCGCGAGCGTCGCCGTAGGTTGCCGATTGTCCCGCTTGCGCCTTTCTGACGTGGTGAACCAGCTCGACCGAGCAATTGCCCTGGTCGGCGATTCGCCCCCAGGCTTTGACGACCAGGTCCATCTGACCATTGTCGTTTTCGTTAAGCCTGTGCGAGCTGACAAAAGGATCGACAATAATCACGTCGATTCGGTGCGCATTGATGAAATCGATAATCTCATCGACCGCGGGCGTCAGCGCGGCTTCGCCGCGCTCGCTCTCAGCGATCAAAAGCTTGCTGTCGCGACCACTGTTCACAAACAGCCGGTCTGCAAAGTCTTCTTGTTTGACGTTGTAGTGCTGGCAAATGCCTGCGATGCGTCGCTGCAGTTCCTCGAGCGGGTCTTCGAGGTTCCAAACCCAAACCCGGCGAGGCAGCGTTTCTGTGCCTAGCAAGTCCTTGCCCGCGGCCATCGCCAGCGCCTCAGTCAAAGTGAGCGCGGTCTTGCCGGAGCCGCCCGCCGCGACCGTCACGCTCAGAAAGCGTCTTATATAGTGGCGCCCGTACACCCACTGCCTGGGCGGGATCGCGGCCGGGTCTGCTAGGACAAACGGTCTCGGCGCCAGCGCTGCGCGCCGCGCCTCGTTCGCTGTCGCGACTTCCTGTTCTTTTTCTGCATTCCTGCGCGCAATGGTCTCAGCCCATTTTTTGCGAGCGCCATCGATCGCGACCTGAAACTCATCGAGCGTTTCCTCAACCGTATAGCCTGGCTCTGTCCAGGCCGGCGCCTCTGCGAGGATTTGCTCGTCCGTGTAGCCGCGCAGCACCTTGCTGCCGACTTCCCTGATCATGCGCTCGTGCCAGCCGCCTTGCGCCCCGCCGTGAATCGCGACGACGTTCGTCGGTTTATTCTCGGCATCGATCAAGTCTGCAAAATTGGCTTGCCACATCGGTACACCATCGAACGGATCATCGATGCCGATTTCTTTTTCGATCGTGTAAGTCTTACCGCTTTGATGAATAGAGCCAGGCGCGATGACGATGCCGCCCTGCCCGCGCACGTCGATCTTCGAGTCTGGGTTGGCGCTCGATCGAACCGGAGATTCGGGGTTCGCTTTAAAATAAAAGTGTTTGCCTCTGCTGGTGCTCACTTTGAGTGGCGTGTACGGCAAATTATTCTCAACCCAGATCATGGCATCGAGTGAGTCAGCATCGACAACGACATATTCTTTGCCGGTTACGAGCGCCCAGTTGCACTCAGAAAATTTCGCGGAGCTCGTCCAATAGTTCATGAGGTCTTCGCTGACCTCTTCGACCTGGTATCGCTCCCAACTTACGAGCGGTCGCTTTTGTATAGGATGCGCGGGCAAGACCGTGAGCCCTCGCTGCCAGAGATCCCACGCCCAGTCTTTGCGATCCATCGCTAGCGCCCCGCTCATCGCTTGTAGAGGTCAGGGCGAAGCTCAGCCCGATCGATGCCCGTCGCCTGCTCGATCTGTATGATTCGACGGTCTGGGATACCGCGCTCAGATCGACGCCACCGATAGATCGCCATGCGCGTAATGTCTAAATCTTTCGCGAGTTGGCTGATGTTGATCTCGTCCCATACCTTGTTAGGTGTCATGTCTTGCCTCCCTGGTGAAGGCGCCATCGTAACGCCTAACTGTCCACTGTGTAAACTTTTAGTTTGACTCTTTTTATTTGCCTATCAATTTGTTAAAAAACGATTTCTTGCTTGTCTGTATAGCTTTGGTTTACAGTTCTTGCCCACTCCGATGGAAACAGCAATGAGCCAAACCTTTGCGCAAAAGCTCAAGAAACTCCGCGAGGCTCGCGGCATGAGCCTGCGAACCATGGCGAACGAGCTGACTAAACTGGGTGAGCCAACTAGTCATGCAGCAATCGCAAGATGGGAAAGCGAAGCAGTGAAAGACCTGTCGCGACTTCCCCGACGATCCGCAGTGGCGGCGATAGCAAAACTGTTTAACGTTGCACCAAGTTGGTTACTTGAGGAGGTTCTCCTCGAGGGCGCGCCCAAAACGACTCGCGCCGATCAGTTCGGTGATATCGACTTACTGAGCGATGAAGAATTTGAGGCGCTGTTGATGGTTAAAAATCAATTCTTGAAGGCTCGACAAATTGGACGGCCTTCGAGTGATGCGAAATAGAATTGCAGAAAAAGAAATCAAACAAACGATCGACGAAACGTTTCTAAGCGAACTGAGGCAGGCAGGCACCAACGCCTACGGCACCACCTACTTCATCATCAACGACGACGATCGGCCAGACCTGTACAGCCTTGCCAATCGGCCTATGAGTTGGTCTCGGTTCCTCGACAACAGGGCGATTCAAAAGAGCATTGAAACAAACCCAGTGTTTCAAAAAGCGATTACCACCAACGGCGTTTTGATCGCCGAGGGTTACACGCTCTCAATCTGCTGCTGCTATCAGAACGCTGTTCATGTTCGATACGTGCCAGAGCGGTTGCACAATTTGCTTCGAGAGTACGGCAGGAAGAAAAATATCTACATCAATTGGCCGATGCTCCAGGCCGTACCGCAGGCCCATTCTGCATGATGTAAAATATTGGTTTACACCTGATACATTTTTCGTCTATCCTTCGTTGACACGACGTAACGGAGAGAGACGATGCAACACGCAACACAAACGAACCAACCCTCTATCGATGCATTGGCCGACCAATGGCTGATGATGAAGCAGCTCATTAAGAGCAACCAGGCTGAGCTTCTTCGCATCGAACAATCTTTAATTCCCCTGCTGAACGCACGAGAAGAAGGCAGCGCGACCACGCACACGCCAATGGGCAAGAAGGTTGTCCTCAAAAACTCAACCAACTACAAGCTTGACGGCACCAAGCTGCTCAAGGTGCGCCAGAAAATCCCCGAGGCTTTGTTGCCGCTAAAACTGAAAGAGCTGCTCGATGAGCCGCGCCTCAAGTACCTGCGCAACAACGAGCCCGAGGTCTACGCGATCTTTGCCCACGCGATCACCGCCACCCCCGCAAAACCAAACGTGACTGTGGAGGTGAACGATGGCGTTTGATTTATCAGCAATCAAGAAGACGAGCGGCCTCAAGCCGCCCTTCATCGTGGTGTATGGGCAAGCCGGTGTCGGTAAGACGACGCTCGGCGCGCAAGCCCCGAACCCAGTGTTCCTGCAGACAGAAGCCGGCGAAGGCACGCTCGAAATAAACGCCTTCCCGCAAATCAAAGATTTTGCTGAGGCGCTAGAGGCTATCGCGACTCTCATTGAGCACGAGCATGACTACGAGACGCTCGTCATCGACAGCCTGGATCACCTCGAACCGATCATCTGGAAAGAGGTGTGCAAGACCCAGGGCATCGACTCGATCGAGAAACTCGGTTACGGCAAGGGCTACGTGTTCGCGCTCGATTATTGGCGCGAGTTGATGGCGGCGCTCAACGCGCTCCGCGCTAAGAAGGGCATGGCGGTCATTATGATCGCGCACACCCACATCCGTAAGTTTGAGTCGCCCGACTCCGACACATACGACCGATACGAAATCAAGCTGCATGCGAAGGCGAGCGGCCTCGTGCAAGAGAGCGTTGATGCCGTGCTGTTCGCGAAGCATGTAGTGGTTACGAAGAAAGAAGATAAGGGCTTTGGACAAACGCGCGTGCGCGGCGTGAGCACTGGCGAGCGTGTGCTCTGCGCAAACGAGAAGCCTGGGTTCGTAGCGAAAAATCGCTACGGGCTACCCGACGAGATCGACCTGTCTTGGTCGGCCTTCCAAGAAGCAATAGCAACCGCAATCAACGGAGAAACGAAATGACGAGTTTTGCATTTGACGTAACGAGCGCGCCTGATTTGGCGCCGGCCCCGAGCAAGTACGGCCCTATCCCTGCGGGCGATTACAAAGCAATGATCACCGAGAGTCAGATGAAGCCAACGAAGGCTGGTACTGGTCAGTACCTGCAGTTGGATTGGGAGATCACTGATGGTCAGTACACCGATCGAAAGATTTGGGATCGACTGAACCTCGTTAACCCCAACCCCACCGCTGTCGATATTGCTAAGCGAGACCTAGCAAGCATCATGCGTGCAGTTGGCCTCGACAAAATCGATGACACTGAACAACTGCACTACAAGGAAGTCATGATCACGGTCACCGTTCGCAAAGGCGACAACGGCTACGAAGACAGCAACGAAATCAAAGCCTACGCCCCGGCCGGCCGCTCCGCGCCCGCCACCGCGCCCGCAGCCCCCGCTGCTGTCGCGACTCCCGCTGCCGCACCTGCGTCAGTGCCCGGCAAGAAGCCCTGGGAGTAGGTCATGGTTGCCCTGCCGGAGGAGCAGCACACCACCCTCAAACTTGTGGAGCGAGCGACAGAGGAGGCGCAGGCCAGCGGTGCTGGCCGCGCCCACCTCGGCGCGAGTTTGATCGGTGACGAGTGCCAGAAAAAACTTTGGTTCATCTTTCGATGGGCTTCGCAAACCAAACACCCTGCTCGCCTGCTTCGATTATTTAATCGCGGCGCTCGTGAGGAAGAGGTGTTTAATTTCTTGCTGCGCCAGGCTGGTCTGAGCGTGTGGGACGTTGACCCTGACACCAATCAACAATGGCGCGTTGAGGCGGTCGGTGGCCACTTTGGCGGCTCACTCGATGGCGTGGTCCAGGGTTTGGTCGAGGCGCCCAAGACGCCGCATGTCAGCGAGCAGAAGACGCACAACGAGAAGAGCTTTAAGAACGTTCGCGACAAGGGCGTGAAAGAAGCTAAGCCCGAACATTACGCGCAGATGCAGACTTACATGCATTTGATGGGCCTCGAGCGCGCGCTCTACCAGGCCGTCAACAAGAACGACGACGAGCTTTATTACGAGCGGGTGAAGTACGACAAGCAGACCGCTGAGGGCTTGCTCGCAAAGGCCGAGCGAATCATCACGAGCGACCTGCCGCCCGAAGGAATCAGTCAAGACCCAGCGTTTTTTAAATGCAAATGGTGCGACCAGAGCAGCGTCTGCCACGGCAATCGAATCCCTCAGGCTAATTGCAGAACGTGTTGCTTTGCGACGCCCGAGCTGGACGGAGACGCGCGCTGGTCATGCAGCAAGCACGATAAAGATTTAGGTCATGAAGACCAACGCCTTGGCTGCGAGCAGCATTTGTTCATTCCTGCGCTGCTCACCAACTGGGCTGACTGCATCGATGGGGATGATGACGCGGTGCGCTATCGCAACAAATCGACCGGCGCCGAGTTTGTGAATGGCAAGGGCGGTTTCACATCCAAAGAGATGGCGGCCGTGATCGACGTGAGCGTGCTGGGCGATCCGATCGTTGAGACGTTTAAAGAGAATTTTGATGCGGTGGTGGTCGGATGAGAAAGATGACGATCGAGTTTGAAGAACAAGACGTCGAGGAGTTAATCGAGCTGTTCAAAGAAATGAACCAGCAAATCAAATTGACTCAAGACATGGTCGGGGTGCTGCTTGCGCGCGCGTACAAAGAAAAAGGAAGTTTCGACTTCTCTGATACCCACTAGGCGCATGCACGAGTATCCGTCTTGTTATTACTGCGACGAGATGGTGATCGATTGGTGCGCGATCTACAAGAGCGTGCCGCCGGTTGAGTTCACCGTGAAACAAAACGATTGCGAGTTTTTTAAGGACAGTCTCAGTGACTGAGATGGACACCAAAAATTTTCAGATCTGCATTTGCGGCAATTGGGTGCGCAGGACGACCGGCATCTGCCGCAAGTGCAGGTTCAAACACAAAATCACAGACGTGGAGATGTACTACGCGCGCAAGCCGCAGAGATGGTTAACAAAGGCATGGCGTAGCGATTGGAGCATCGAAGAGGAGCTAGAGAATGAGCGCATTAGAGAGGCAAGTTGGGGGGACGCATTACAAAACGTTCCGCATTCAACCGATTGTTTTTTGCGAAGTGAACGGCCTGTCGCCGATTGCGAGCAATATCATCAAATATGCCTGCCGATACAAAACGATCAAACGGCACGGGGTTCTGCGACCGAATGTGGAGGATCTTCGCAAGATCATTCACTACGCGGAGATTGCGATTCAGATGGAGCTGGAAGCTGCGCCTGAACCTGAAGAAGAAAGGTTCAGAGAAGAGCATCAGTTCAAAACATTCAGCGACGAGCGAGACGTAATGTTGAGCGAAGAAGTCGATGACGTGCGACTAAGCGCGCACCTGGCGAAGGCAACCTGCGAGGATGGAACATGCGATTTATAAAGCGCCGACGATGGGGCGATAACTACGAGCCGCCTCTTACTTGCGTCACCGCGCATTCGATCTGGCTGTTCAGTTTGTGCGTGCTTATTTCTGTGGGGGTGCTGTTGTGGAATTGAACACTGTCTCAAGAGAGAAGCTCGCCAGCATGATTGGTATCAGCGAGGACACTGTCAGAGGCTGGACCGACCGACACTTCGAGCGAGGTTTACACTACACTGTAATCGGCAAGACAACGCTGTACTACCTGGAAGAGGTTGGTGAATG